AATAACTTTACGTATAGGAAATGTACCACCTCTTGGTTGGTTTTGAAAGTTAGGATCACGACTTGATAATCTACCTGTAGCTGTAACAGCTTGCATAAACTTAGGATGTAGTAATCCATTAGCATTTGTAAAGTTTTGTATACCTTCTACAAAAGTATTTAGGTATGTAGATATAGCATTGTGTCTAATTATAGAATCAATAAACTCTCTAAACTCTCCCTCTGCCTCTCCTGCAATTTTACTTAAAGTAATTCTATCTGTTTTAAATCCAGAGTCCGAGATATCATACACACTTCTAGGTCTTTGGTTAAATCCTGCAAACTTAGCCATGTTAGCATATACAACACCTTCACCATGGCAATCACTACACTTAGTATATTTTTTATAGGGTGTACCATCAACTTTAATTTTTAAAAGGACACCTTTACCTGTACATTGTAAACATCTGCTAGCCATAGTTCTGTATATAGGCTCAGAGTTATTGGCTACTAGATTTCTAAATTGGGTAAAAGAAAACTTAGGTCTTTTTTTATTTTTCTTTGTAAACTTATCTACACCTGTATTAAATATCTTAGCCCATTCATGTTTGTCTTTAGGTTTTTTAGAATAGATTAACCATGATAATTGCTCTGGACTACCCAGATTAATTTTAGTATCTCCCATTTTTGCATAAACAATCTTATCTATCTTCTGTTTTAAATATGCAAACTCTGCTCGGTATTCTCTTTCTACTTGGGTAAGGTCTTCTAAGTTTATATTGATACCATTACGTTCCATATCAGTAAGCACTATTAAAAATTCATTCATAACTTTAATTGTTTTTAATAAACCTTTATCTCTATCTGATTTTAAGTCTACCATTTGGGAATCAAACAACTGTCGTGTAATAGCTACATCGACTCTGCCATATTTTTCTACAATTTCTTCAGGGATATTCTCAAAAGATACACCTCTATCCATATATTCTTTTACTGCATCATCTTTAGCATCTAATTTCCTACGTTGACAACACATTAATAGTGTTAAACTCTTACGAACACCACGATTTAATACATACTCTGCTATCATAGTGTCGTATACATTACCTGTGTATGTAAATCCTGCTTCAAGTAACCAACTTAAATCAAACTTAATGTTATGCCCTATTAATAATTTAGTCTCATCTAATATTTTTTGTATCTTTGCATGGCATCCTTCATCAACTCTTTCACTATGATTAGTAAAATAATATTCATCATTAATACCTACACTAACTAATATGTTTTTAGGATTAAAAGGTGATGGATCAAATCCACCTGAATCTGTTTTTTGGTACGAAGTTTCTACGTCTACTGTTGTTATCATATTTACCTTTCTATTAACCTGTGAATCTACTTGTATATCTATCTAATATACATGGTGGGTGACCATGCCACCCTGTTATTTTATTCTTACTTACATTTAATATCCTAACATCATTATCAGGATTAGAGGCTTCCCTATTACCTATACCAATAATTAAATCTGCTTCAGCTGCCTTGCCTGTCTTAGAGTTTTCCATCATAGTAAATGATATATGATCTTTGTTATCTGCATCTGCTGATGCTTGTGATATAGCAATAACTACACATTCTCTTCTCTTTGCTATCTCTCTTGCACTTGTATAGATGGCTCTTAACTTCTCATCTGTTCTTGCAAACGTACCACTTATATTTACTTTATCTAATTGATCTATAACAATTATGTCTGGCTTATGTTTTTCACAATGACTATCTATATCATCCATAGACCAGTCAACAGTATCAAGCATAGTGATATTATCTTTTATTTTAATCCATTCCTCCCTTGCCTTAGGTACATCTTCAATAATCTGATCTTTATTAAGTCCAGTAAAAGAACTTATGGCTCTCATCTGGGTACGAACTGCAGGTTCCTCATTAATAAATGCATGTACCTTTGCACCTTGATGAGCAAATCCATAGGGTGACGCTACAAGACTAACCCAGAATGCTGTCTTACCTGCCTCTGGTCTAGCAAAGGCTATCATTAAATTTCCTGGTCCAATTCCACCTATGTTAGTTTTAAGTACATTAATATTAAACTGCCACCTACTAACAACATTTAATTCCTCAAGTAATTCATCAATGTCATTTGTTACTGAGTCTATCTGTTGTGCAGGTAATCCTGTCTTATGTTTCTCTATAAGATTTGTAATAAAATTAAAGTCTGCAGCCTTGCCATTAAATATTTCAGTAGCTTCTATTGCAATCTTCTGTGCAACATCTCTCTCAATTAATATTTTTATAATGTCATCTGCTATTTGTTTTGATGGTTCGTTTGTTTCTTTTATATCCTCAAGTAATTCATGGAACTGCTCCTTAGCTGCTCGTGTTAACGCAGGATTAAATACCGTAGTGTGCAAAGAATATAACTCATCGATACTTATATCAGCATCATACTTATCATGTGCTTTCTGTACTGTGTCATACAAGGAACCGAAACTACCTTGAAATACATTACGAGATACCCTACCTTTATACTCTGTATAAAAATCTTTATTGAGCATTAGTTTTATTATTTGCTTTTCAATCATATTAATCCTTTACCTCTTAAATTTCCTACAATATTATTTTTATCTTGTATTTGCTGTGCTAATTTTTTATTGTCATCTTTTAATTCTTTTATTTCTTTTCCTGCTTTTTTTAATTGTATTTGTAAATACTCTTTTTGTTTCTTTAACATTTCTATATTAATCATTTTACACTTTTTTTATTATTCCAAATGTTATTATTAAATACTTGAATGAGTCTGGACAGCTCAACAGTATGTTCTTTCTTAAATTTATCTTTAAAGATAACTTTACAATCATCACTAGGTAATTTAGTTTTACCATATAATATTACTATGTCATCTGTCATATTTTTTATTCCTCTGTTTGTAATTCCAATTGTTCTTCTAATATATTTGTTATCGCATTAAGTTTCTGCTCATCTCTTTGTGTCCATGTAGCATTATTTAATTCTATAATGTCATACCTCCATTCTCTCCAATCTTCTACTATTTCTTTCATCATCGTTTCAGTCATTAAACATATCCTCTATTTCTTTTGTTTTATAATATTTTAAGTCATCTTCTAGTACTTTAACATAAACATTCTTAACACCATAAGATTTTAGTTCATTAGCAATATCAAATGATTTGGTTGTTGCATCTCTATCTAAACCTATATACAATTTCTTGTACTGTGTCAAGTGTTTCTTATGAGATTCTTTTAATGATGTACCCATTAAAGCTATACCTGTCAACACATTGGATACTGCACAAGCAGATGCACAGTCTTCTACAAGGATAGCTTCCTTATGCTCTATTAAACCACAAGTAAAAGGTATATCTTTATTACCATACATGTACCACTTAGGGTACACTCTGGAAGTTAACCCTCTACCTACTGCACCAACAATATCATCTGTCTTTGGATCCTTAACGCAGAACACCACTCTGTTCTGTGCTATATCAAATTTAATTGTTGCCCTACCCCAACTCCATGCTTCCCAACAGTTATTTTTATGTAGATACTTCATAGCCTTGTCATCTGAATATATAGTTGTAAAACTATTCGGCATTTCAAATGGTACATCACTTGTTTTATTTTTACTATTGAATGTAGAGTTTACATAATTCATATCTTTTTCTCCCGTGTACTTACCCTTAGCTTTACACGCAGCATGAAAACAAAACCAATTTATATTATTGGAAGCTGTATCTACTGATAAAGTATTCTTACCATGACAGAAAGGACAATCCATTCTAATAGATGTATCTGGTGGAATGAACAGTCCTTCTATTACTTCTAACTGTTGTTTATAATTCATACTTCATATAGAGAATACTTTAATGTAAGTTCTTCTCCATCTTTTATATTTTTATTTGTTTTAATTACCCATTGTTTGGAATCAATTTTAATTCTATAACAGTTAGGCTCTGATGTGTGATTTATAAAACCACCAAGAGGTGTCCTAAGTATCTCAGCTTCTAAATTTTTATGTACTACTTCAACATGTGATACACCTAAGTCTGTATCTATAGGTATATCTTTAGTAGCAAACAAACCTTGCCCATGTATACTGCTATCTTTTATTTTTAAACTACTAGGCAATGGTTGGTATGTCATTCATTTCCTCATATGTTATTGTGTATCTAGTAGGTACATAAAATGTATCAGCTTCTATTTTCATTAAGCCTTCATTTAAATATTCAGCAACTGCATTCTCTATCATATCTAGTGTTGGCTCATACGGAAATGGTATTAATGCTTTTGCATCTATGCCCATACCAAAGACTCTTACTTTAAATTTTTTCATCATCATTCTCCCTATCACATTTATTTTTATTTGTCAAGTCTTTTCTTTCTTTAGTTTGTCTAACAGATTCTTTATATGATTCGTCTAATTCTTTTTGTTCTTTCTTTGCTTCTTCATAAAAATCTTTTTTTATTTTTTTATAATAATCTGGGTGCTTCCATTCCATTACTTATCCTTGCTAGTTATTATATGTTTAAGTATAGTTGTTGTTGGGTCTATGCTTAGATCTCTACAGGAAACTAGGCATAAAAATACTATGAGTAGTAGTTTAATTTTCATAATGTTTTATAATTTGTTTTACTTTATCTAATTTTACAATTGAATATGGAAGAAATAATTTACATATAGCCAACGCATCTTTGTGACCACAACGCCAACGATACTGCATCTTCTTACCTAGCTGACCTTTTCCTGGGGGTTTCTTAGCAAAGGAACCACGCATTAATGTTTCATGTATATATTTAATAACATTTTCATTGGTCATAGCAACTTCCATTGTTATATCCCATCTGTCATAAACTTTTCCTGTGTGTGGATTTTTTCTAGAGTATTGTTTATATGATATACTCCCATCAGCATCAAACAATCCTGCAAGATATCCTATAGTACTACTCCTCATTATCCTCACTATCGTAATCATTAAAATCAAAATTAATTACTTCTATAAAACTAGTAGGGTGTCTACCCGTTGTATATTTTATAGGACATTTGTCTAGCCATTCTTGCCATTCATCATATGCTTTTTCTTGTGATATTTTTTTACTCATTAATGCTCCTTATAACTTACTTGTTTAACTTTATGATTCCAACAGGCACGACAAGACTTACACTC